TTAGCCATTACTTTTTCTTTTTAACAGTAGGAAGGACACCCTTTTTTGTTGATACTGCCTTGCCATTGTCGTCAATGAAAAGAGTATTCATCATATAGGTATCATTATTATTTTTTTTTGCGGCTGTTTTTTTTGTTGCCATTAGACTGTGTCCCTTTTACTGTAGCTATATTTGTCTTTTTTACTACTGGTTTAGGTAGTAATAAACCAGTAAAATTAGTTGTCCCCATCTTGGGAAGACCACCAATAAAAACCTTTGCTTTAGATACCATTATTGTTCCTCCATAGGATCTTCTTCTTCAGGAGTATGTGGAGGAACCTCATGGTTACCTTTTGTAATTTTTCTGTATTGAGCTAAAGACATAAGTTAAATAGTAATCAAAAAAAGACCCCCTTAAACCTTTTAATTGGCTAAGGAGGTCTTTATTTTCTAGATACTTTTCTTAGGTCTGCCTTTTGGCTTAGCTGCCTCACTGGAAGCAGCTGCTTTCTTAGCTGCTGGCTTCTTAGGAGCCTTAGGGGCCTTAGCCTCTACTGCGTCAGCAACTACCTTAGCCTCTTCAACTGCAGTCTTAATGACCTTAGAAGCAGCCTTGTCAGCAACCTCAGCTATTTCAACTATGTCTTCAGTCACTTTTTCAAGGAGTGAATTAATCACTTTATCTTGAGCGGATGTTGCATTTTTTTTCTTAAACTTTAAAAGAAAAGCTGTAAGTTTCTTAGCTAACTTTTTAATCATTTTATTTACCTCTTATTTAAATTGAATTAATTCAACTATATTATACACTAATTATTTTATTAGCGCAACAGTATAGTAGATAGATTAATTGTATTATTTACCTTGTTGGCCATCTTTGATCAACATATATCTTTCCCCAGTCTCTTTTGAGACTAGAGAAAAACCATAAGCGGCTGCGTTAGCCACTGCTTCAGCTAAGGCTTCTTTGTCGGACGGATCGACATTAGCCATAGGAATAGTAATACCAGCATAAATGTCCACATTTTCAAAGTTGCCAATATTTACCTTTCTATTTACTCCACATATAAAAACTGGACTTGTTGAAATTGAGATTTCACCTGACATTAAATTTACCACCTGGTCTATTGGAGAACCCATACTCTCTTCATGGGCACTCTTGTTAATTTTTGGCATATATTTTTAAACCAAAACTTTCTTTTATTGCTTCCATTGTAGCAGAAGCTTGATCTTCTATGGACATAGAAGAGGAATCTATAACGGTAGAGACTAAATCTGAAAAAGATTCTATTTCTATTTCTGACCTATGGGCATTTTGTTCATCTGTCATATATGCCCCATCTCTATTATAGATTCTTTCTTTTCTAATCTCATCAGAAGAATCATATCTAATAATTAAACTATTTGGTCGAGCGAGGATAGCTTCTGCTTCATTCTTGAACCTAACATCAGATATAAATATACAGTATGGCTTAGCTTGGTCTTCCTCTACTGATCTAACGTACTCTCTATGCATTTTAGCAGCTTTTCTGACTCCCCAATCAGAGAAACATTTTTCGTAATGACTTCTGCAAAGGTCGCCAGCATTCTGTAGGAATGTTCTTGGTTTACCACCAGAAAAATTTAGTGGCTCTGAATTTATGTCATGAACTAATTTGATAAAGTCATCGTAACTTGGTATATTTCCTATTGGAGAAGACCCATATACATCATATAGTGTCTCATGAATGCTGTACAGCTTTCTAGACTCGGCATTTAAGCCTTCTATTTTAGTCCTACTAGAGTACAGTTCGTATATCGGCATTGCGAAGAAAATGTGCTCCCATATAATGCCATCTCTAATATTATCAAAAGAAGCTTTGGGGACTATAGTTTCAGCAACTGAAGTTTTGCCAGTGGCAGCCTTGCCAGAAAGTCCAACTATAATAGGATAGTCTGGATTGTAGTTATATCTCATGGGTTCCATTATACCACTATTTTTCCTGTATTAGTTTTCTTGCTTCTAATTGATTTAGGAACTCATTAGCTAAAGCGTCTGGCTCCCAAACAAAGTTTCTCTGCACTTGCAGAACTCTAAACTTATACTCTTCTCTTATGTCCTGTATGGTCATTAACAAGGGGAGTAGTGCCTCATTCTTGCACTTCCACGTTCCGTTTATGTGATTAGCCACAACCGCAGAATCAGTGTAGATAATTGGATCTATGAAATCAGACATAGAACAAATCAATAAACCAGCTATTACGGCTTCATATTCTGCTTCATTATTGCTTCTGGCTCCAAGTCCTCTAGCAAACTGTGCTACTTTTTTTCTATTCTTATAGACTACTGCAGCGCAGGAAGCTTCGCCAATCTTCTTTTGCCCCTGTCCTCTAGAAGCTCCGTCGCAAAAGACTTCTATATTCATTATGAAACTTTTATGCCATATGCAATATTATTTTTTTGGGCCATGTCAACCAATTGACTATACATTGAATCAGAATCTACTTGATATGTTGTATCTAAGGAGTATTTTTTCTTATTCATTTCTACTTGAGTTGGAAAATCTAAGGTTTTTCTTTTTTCAGAGAAAAATTCCTCTGGAGAAGAAACTGATTTATAGTGTGCTACAAACATTGTCATCCTTAATATGTACTAAAGTCAGATTCATTATAACTTCCCTTTTCTTCCCTATAGGAAGCTACTTGCATTGATTGAACTTTATCGAGCAATTTTCTAGCGGACTCGGAAGCTATTCTTGCAGCACCTTCCATAGATTCAGCCAATTGAACGATTGCCTCTGCTGTTATCATTGCCGTGTACTCTTCTTCTGCAGCCTCTAGGGCATTAGCTTCACGCTCTGCTTCGTTCTTGCCGGTTCTATTGGACTTATATAATTTCTTATATCTTCCCTCAGATAATTTATAGCTAGCTCGAGCCATCCCAGCAAATCTGGTAACTCTTCCATATACGTTAGAAGTTCTAGCTACTAAACTAGCTAAATCAGAGATTCCCATATCGATAGAATTAGTGTCTGGTATATTAACAAAATACTGATCAGCATTTGTGCCGTTACCATACGCTGTTATTATTTCTTTTATTTGTGGGTTTAAAAACTCACTTAATAAATCGTTTAGCTTCTCTATTGATTGAAGATTCATTAGCCCTCTGTTATTTTTAGCATGCCGAGTAGGTCCGCCATATCGTTATCCATTATAGCTTCTTTTACTTTGATTTTCACCTTAATCAGATGTTCTCTTACAGTATTTGGATGCTCGGTAACTATTTGTGCTATTTCTGAAGATTTTCTGTTGTCTACAAATCTCCATTTCAACAACTGTCTTTCTTGTATAGTCAATTGATCAAAGGGTGGATAACAAGTTTCGCCTAAAACCCAAAACTCGTTTATCTCTTCTGCTCCAAGTATTTGCTCTAAGCTATATTCTACCGGAGGAGCTTTGAATCCAGGCTGAGTTTCGCCTTCTTCTTCCGTATTGACTTCATCGGATAATAATGGAAAGCTCTTTCTTCCTAATTGATCTATCAAGAAGTTATCTACATTCTTTTTAAGCAGGTAAAAGAAGTAGCTGTATAGAAACCCGCTAAATGGTATAGGACCTTTTTCGGAATCTTTTCTTTGGTATCTAGTTATGCACTGGAAGAAGGTCATATTGACTGTTTGTCTGACATCTTCTTCGTCACCATACCTTCTTGCCATATAGTTAATGCCGTCGCAAACATTCGTTAACATGTTTAAAGCCGGCTGGGTTTAACTGATTCTTCATTAGATTAAATCTAACAAAGTTGTCCTTAATGAATAGTGATGTAAATCGTCTAATGTCATAGTCGGAGAGATTATACTTAGAGTAATACAGCATTGTGACATACTTGGTCAAGAAGTTATTAAATACCTTCAATAACTCGTTCTGTGCTTTTTCACTTCCAGCTTTAGCTTTGGTGATCAAAGCCTGCATTTCGTCTTCACTTAGAGTGTAATATTGTTCCTTGTATGAGGCCATTATTTTCCTTCCCAGAGGGATAATTTTTCCATATAAGCATTTCGTATATCTTCGTAGTATAATACATTTGGTATTTCTATTTCTTCTGCAAATTTTTTAGCTGCAGTGGAGTACTTGCTTATTATGAAAGTTAGTTTATTAAAATCATCTTCATAATATCTTTTAAATCTTTTGAGTTTGATTTTGCTTTTGTCATCTAAATATCCTTTTATTTCTACCCATTCAGAAGATTTATTAATATAAAAATCTGGGATATAACCTTTGGTTCCCCTTTTAACTGGGAATGCAAATGTGGTAGGTTCAAAATCAAATTGTATTTTGTATGCGTTTAAGATTCTGGCGAAGTTAGCTTCCCAGTTAGATCTTAAGTTCAATCCAAGGTCTTTCCTGTACCCGGATTTAGTGTTTTTATAGGCGTTTCCTTTAGAAGCTACCTTTTTCTCATCTTCTATTTCTAGAATTTCAGAGTCTATAAAATCTTGTTTTATTTTTTTAAAATCAGGATGTTTGCGAAGATTAGATAATCCCAAAAAAAAGTCTTCTGCGGTTGTAATTTCTGGCTTCTTCATGGTAACCTCTTAGTCATTAAGCATACCTACTAGTATACTTTATAAAAAAATAAAAAACAAGAAATTGCAACTATAGGTTGTTTTTCTTTTCCACAACAGATAGGATATCCACCATGAATACATTAAACACAATCATCAACAGCATCAGCCAAACAATCAACGAGAGCGTCATTGACGATCTTTCATCTGTCGGTTTCACCCATCGTGAAGCTACAAAGATGGTAGTAGAGAATAATTTCTCGATTCTTGCTGACTCATTGGAAGATGCTGTAGAAGCTTTCTAAGCTTCATTATAATTTTAAAAACCTATATAGGGTAAATATGGAAAATAATTTTCGAGACCAAATTGGTTTTTATAAAATTTCCAAATTTACAAATTCAATAAACAAAAAAGCCGGGGCTAAAAACCCCGGCTTTTCTATTTGCCCATTCTTCTGCGTCTTGCAACCCCAGTAGCACAGGCACCGCTCTCAGCGTGCTCGCAGAACCCGCAGACTCTCTCATTGCCAGTTGGAGAGAAGGATGTATCTTGCATTATTTTATTGATCTTTAATATCAAAGATTGTTTTGCGTTCTCTATATCCTCTTTAGTGAAGAGATGAAATTTTCTCTTACCAGATCTAAGGTAATAAAGTTCCGCTCTGATATTTTTATCGGGGAAGATTAAAGATGTAGCTATAGCATAGATGCCAAGCTGCAGATTGTCTTTAATATTCTTTTGGGCTACTTCCCACTTACCTGTTTTGTAATCTATGATATTAATAGTATCTTCATCGTAGACGTCCACTCTGTCTATATATCCGTTTATGGCATAGGTGCCAATGATAAATCTAAAGCCAAGTTCTTTCTCAAATATATCAAAGCTGTCACCGGAATGTTTATCGTAAAATTCAGATAATATGTTAGTTCCAGCATCGATTAAAATATCTGGAATATTGCTCTGTGGATCAAAACTACCTTTTTGTTTTTCATACTCAGAATAAAGGATATCTAAATCTAAATCCTTTTCTTTTTCTACACACTCTTCAAGAACAGAGTGAATAATATTGCCCAGAAGAGCTGCATCATTTGATGTTCTTGGTTCTTTTTGAATATAAGAATAAAAATATTTTGACGGACACATTGCATATGTATCTAGCCTCGAATAGGAAAAATCAACTAATGATAAAGATTCCAGCGGGGAAAGAGATTCTGCTGTTCTTACTACTATATTACTCATAGGGTATTATTGTCTTCACCAGGTGAATATATCTTAATTCCC